TATACGATGTTCCCACTGAAATTATTGATAAAAAACTATCAATGAAACAATAAAAACAATAAAAATTAAATAATTATATTTATTGATATATTTATTAATAAAAATAATTTACAACTAAATAAAAAACACATGGGAGGAATTAAACCTATTGGAAGCGAAAAACTTCAAGGAATTGATAAGATTAGACGAATGATTGAAATTTCTCGTTATAATGAAAATTTTCCACAAAGTGTAAATGAAACAAAATCTACTGAATATAGTATTTCTTTAGCGGATGGAAACTTATACAAAATTGAAAAAGAAAGACAAGGATATATCATCAAAATGTCAATAAATGAGTCCGATTCTGATTATATTGACCCAATGAAAGGTAGAAAATATTATTCTTCCTATTCACAGGCTTTGAAAAGACTTAACTTAATGGTGAGGGAAATAAATGTCCTTCACGAAAATGAAGAAGGTATCTCACTAATTGGTGAGCAAAAAAAAAAGTTCATACTAAAGACTAAAAAAAAATCTCAACCAACAGATTTAGGGACTCCACCACCACCTGATTTAGGGGTTCCACCTCCACCTGCAGATTTAGGGGTTCCACCTCCACCCGCAGATTTAGGAACTCCACCACCACTTGACATGGGTGCTCCGCCACCTGATATGGGAGGAGACATGGGTGCTCCGCCACCTGATATGGGCGGTGACATGGGCGCTCCACCACCTGATATGGGCGGTGACATGGGCGCTCCACCACCTGATATGGGCGGTGACATGGGTGCTCCACCACTTGACATGGGCGGTGACATGGGCACTCCACCACCTGATATGGAAGGAGAGGAACTTGACGACGAAAAACCAAAAGAGAAAAAAGTTTCGGAAATAAAAAGGATACAAATTTTAGTTGGTAAACTAGCTCAAAAAATAAGATCTTATGAAGAAGAAAGCGATCTTTCTAATAAAGAAGTAAAATATATAATCAACTCAATTCTTTCTGCTATAGATGTGGATGTTTTAGATGAAGACGATATTGAACAAATTATTGGTAAACTAGAGGGGGTTGATGATGAAGGAGAAGAAGAAGAAGATGATTCATTTGGTGATGAAGACACGGAAACACCACCTGAAGTTATGCCAGAACCACCACAAGAACCTGAAATGGCGGAAGGTTATGATAATATTGGAGATGCATATCAAGATTTTATGGGAGGAGCATACACATCTTCCGCATCTGAACAACTTGAAGATTATGACCCCGAAGATTATCATTTAAAAAGAAGAAATAGAAGAATATATAACCCAACTCCTGAAAGATTTACACATGGAACATTTGCGGAGTCTTCAGCTGATAAAGTTTTGTCAAAATATTTTATTATAAGTGAAGACGAAAAAAACCAATACGAACTTGATAGGGAAAGGAGATCAAATAAAGTTTATCAAAACAATAAACAAAATATTATAAGATTATCTGAATCCACACATCAATTGGATTCCGCGTTAGAGTATATAAAAGAAAACCCTAGAGTAAAACTTATTGGTTTATCAACAAAAGGTAATCTAATATTTAAAGAAGGCATTAATGAAGTTAAAGTTACTAAGTTCGGAAAATTAATATGAATTATTTAATTTACATAAATGGTTTAGGCCCCAATTATAAAGGGGACAACATTTATGAATTTATATTTTCAGATACTTTAGATGTTTTTGGTGAGTATTGGGATTCAAAACCAGCAAATGGATATCCATTACCTCCAGATATTGAATATATAAAAAAAGTTGGGACATTAATGAATGAGGAGATTATGTTTGATTTAATACAAAACTCTGACGTTTTTTCGGTTATTGATTCTATGGATGGAGTTATTTCTTTAGGGTGGGAAAATGAAGATAAAGACTTCTCTTCAATTAAAAGAATGGTTTTCCATTTTGGTGAAAATGAAGAATCTGTTAAAAACAAACTATATGAAAGAGATATAGTATTACAATTTGAAAAAGAAGTTATTTATGAGAACTAAAAAAAATATAGTTTTTTTAATAGAAAATGGTTTATCTATCAATACTGTGTCAAAAATGACTGATAGTCAAGTTAAAGTTTTGGTTGAAAAATTTAAAAAGGAAACTAAAGAACAGGTTACACAAGTCACTGAACCACCAAAAACCTCATATAAAATTGCGGGGCCAGGTAAATTACCCCCAAATACCAAAGGTTATGATGTTAAAACAAATACAGATGGTAGCGTAACCGCAACCCCAATGGAAAATGAAATCAAAGAAGATGAAACGGATGATGTAACATCATCAAATGCTTTAGGTAAAGATGCTCTACAATCATATACAGGACAGGAATCACCTCATGATGCTAATGACATGGCAGATGATGGTATGGGCGATGACTCAGGAGAAAATAGATCTATGATGGGTATGTCGGAATCAGAAATTAATGAAAAATTTCAGTCTAAATCTCAACAAGGTTTATTTTGGGCTCGTTGTAATAAATGTTCAGACAAAAAATGTAAATGGTGTAAAATGGCCAAAGAATTCTCAGATTCAACATCTAAGAAAGATTACAAAAAAATGCCAGAAAAAAAAAGTCCCGAAAAAACCAATGAGGGTTCACAAAAATATTGGGAAAATAAAATTTTGGAAATGATAGAAGAGGAAAAAAAAAGAAGAAAAAAAACACCAAAAAAAGAATCTGAATCTATGATTCTTCGCAAACCAAAAAAAATGACAATGTTTTCTAATGAAGCCCCTATGGAATTACCAATAGCAAAAATGTTTTCAATAGGAAAAAAGTAATCTTTACAACAAACCTCTCAGATTGATATTTATTAAATATGGGATTATCTAAAGAGCAAGTAATGATTGAATATGTTAAGTGTATGAACGATACTCCGTACGCCCTTAGAACATATCTACAAACATACGATAACACAGTTTCAATGTATGTTCCATTAGAATTATTTCCCGATCAAATATTACTACTTAAAGATTATGAAGAATATGAAGAAAATATTGCTTTAAAATATAGACAAGCTGGTGTATCAACGGTTACGGCAGCTTGGGTTTCAAAAAAATTAGTATTTGCAAAAAAAACTCAACCAGAAAAAATATTAATAATTGCAAACAAACTTGACACATCTCAAGAAATGGCAAATAAAATTAGGGCCTTTGTGTCTCAATGGCCATCATGGGTTGGAGCTGGTTTTGCTGTTGAAAAAAATTCACAAAGACATTACAAATTAACAAATGGATCTGAGGTTAAGGCGGTTGCAACATCAAAAGATGCACTTCGTGGTTTTACACCAACTATTCTTGTTTTTGATGAGGCAGCCTTTATTGAGGCAGATAATGATTTTTGGGCGGCTTGTATGGCGTCCTTATCCACCGGTGGTAAAGTAATAGTAATATCCACCCCCAATGGGTATGACCCAATTTATTATGAAATTTACGACCAAGCATTAAAAGGAATGAATCAGTTTAAAATTTCCGAAATGTATTGGTATAAAGATCCAAGATATACAAAAGAATTATATTTAGTTCCAACAAACGATATTGTTCATTATTTGTTAAATCGCGATGATCACGACCTATCAAAAAATATATCATTTTCAAATAGTGACCCATACAATAGAGATTATGAAGAACTTTATCATTTTTTTAAACAAGGATACAAACCATGTTCCCCTTGGTATGAAAAAATGGTTAAAAAACTTAAATATGACAAAAGAAAAATAAATCAGGAATTAAATTGTGAGTTTTTAGGGTCTGGAGATAACGTGTTTGACAATAATCAACTTGAGGAAATAAAAAATAACTCACTTGAAGAACCCAAGTCAAAACTTATGGGTAATTCTATTTGGATTTGGAACGATCCTGTTGAGGGACATAAATACATTATGGGGGTTGACGTTTCTAGAGGTGATAGTGAGGATTTTTCATCAATTCAAATTGTTGATTTTGATAATAGAGAACAGGTTTTTGAATATGTTGGAAAAATTCCTCCAGATACTTTAGCTGAAATAGCATATAAGTGGGGAATGATGTATAACGCATTTGTTGTTGTCGATATAACAGGAGGAATGGGAATTACAACAGTTAGAAAAATGCAAGAACTTGGATATAGAAGTCTTTACGTTGAGGGAATTGATCCGTTTAATATTTGGGCAAACAATAAAACGTCTGTTGAAAAAATTCCTGGAATAAATTTTAACAATAAACGAGTTCAAATAATAGCTGCGTTTGAGGAGTGGGTAAGACATAAATTTAAAATTAAAAGTGTTCGATTATACAATGAGATGAATACCTTTATTTATATTAATGGAAGACCAGATCACCAAAAAGGCCAACATGATGATTTAATAATGGGAATTTCAATGGCAATCTACATTGCTGAATCATCATTTTCAAAATTAGAAAAAGCCACAGAACAGGCAAAATCAATGATTGAGTCATGGGCTGTAGTAAATAATGAATCGGTGTCTAAAGAGGCCCATTTTGATCCTTCAATACCCAATCAAAATGTTATAAATGAAAGATATGGGTTAAATAATAATGGCGCATCAAAAGAAGACTATCAAAAATATAGTTGGTTATTTGGTGGTTTAATAAAATAATATAATGGGATTAGAGTTTAGAAAAAGATCAGGAAAACTTGCTAATGGATCACGATTGATTGTTCCCGGACAAATTACTACCGGACAAAAAGTTTTTCCTAACACTTTTAGTCAGAAAAGCGCACCACCAAATCCTAAATTAGAATCTTTACCAATTGCAACACCAACAATTCCAATACCAACAAATACCCCAACACCTAGCGTTACACCAACATCTACTCCTACACCTACCCCCACACCTACACCAGAACAATTGATTAATCCAATAATAACAGAAAACGGAGAATATATTGTTGTTGGTAACGAAGAATATTTAATGTTTTGATTGTAAGTTTACAAATTCTAACTAACTATTGAAATATTTATATATATAGTTAAATTTTTAATATGGAAAATAATAATCAAAATCAAAATCTAACAGTTTGGCAAAAACTATCTAAAACATTTGGCCCTGATGGGACATTAGGTCAAGGGGAACCTGACTATAGGTTAGATAAATCAGAAATTTTAAAAACTAAAGACAAGGCAGAATACGAAAGAGAAAAACTACAAAAACAACAATCCCTTTATTTGGGGGCTAACTGGACTAAAGTTGAAAATAATCTTTATACTCAAGCTGTTTATTATGAACCTACAAGATTAGCTGCGTTTTATGATTACGAATCAATGGAGTATACCCCCGAAATTTCAACAGCTTTAGATATATATTCTGAAGAATCAACAACACCAAATCAGGATGGATATGTTCTTCAGGTGTATTCAGAGTCAAAAAGAATAAAAAGTATTTTAGTTGATTTGTTTGTTAATGTTTTAGACATTAATACCAATTTACCAATGTGGATTAGAAACATGTGTAAGTATGGTGATAATTTTGTTTATCTAAAATTAGATTCAGAAAAAGGGGTAACAGGTTGTATGCAATTACCAAATATTGAAATTGAAAGATTAGAGAGGGGTATTGAATCTAAAACTAGCACTGCAACGGTTAATGTTAATAGAAAAGATCTTAAGTTTATTTGGAAAGTTAAAAGCACTGAATTTAATACTTGGGAGATTGGGCATTTTAGATTATTAGGTGATGATAGAAAACTACCTTATGGGACATCAATGTTAGAAAAGGCTCGTCGTATTTGGAAACAATTGGTATTGGCAGAAGATGCAATGTTAATTTATAGAACGTCAAGAGCTCCCGAAAGAAGAGTTTTTAAAGTATTTGTTGGTAATATGGACGACAAAGATGTTGAACCATACGTTCAAAGAGTTGCAAATAAATTTAAAAGAGATCAGGTTGTTGATAGAAAAACGGGAAATGTAGATTTAAGATTTAATCAAATGGCCGTGGATCAAGATTACTTTATTCCTGTTAGGGATGCCGCAGCAACTATGCCAATTGAAACATTACCTGGTGGAACCAATTTGTCTGAAATTGCAGATATTGAATACATCCAAAAGAAATTAGTTACCGCTCTTCGTGTTCCAAAGGCTTATTTAGGGTTTGAAGAACCAGTTGGTGATGGTAAGAATTTATCTTTATTAGATATTCGTTTCGCAAGAACAATTAACAGGATTCAAAAATCCGCAATTGCAGAAATGAATAAAATAGCAATCATTCATTTATTTTTAATGGGATTTGAGGATGAATTATCAAATTTTACATTACAACTTACAAACCCATCAAAACAAGCCGATTTATTAATGATCGACGTTTGGGCGACAAAAATCACATTATATAAAGACATGGTTAGTGAAATTCCCAAATCAATTCAACCAGTTTCTGCTACTTGGGCCAAAAAACACATTTTTGGGTTTTCTGATGATGAAATTAAAAACGAACTATTACAAATTAGAATGGAAAGAGCTGTTTCTGCGGAATTAGATAATACGGCAACAATAGTAACTAGAACGGGAATTTTTGACACCGTAGATAGACTTTACAAACCCGTAACAGGAACAACATTACCAGCGGGAGGAGCACCAGGTGCGGACGCAGGAGGATCACCACCACCACCTGACGCAGGAGGAGCACCACCACCACCTGATGCAGGAGCACCACTACCTGAATCAATGAGAAGAGATAAAAATAAATTAATATTAGAATCAAATGAAGATGATTTTAATGAAGATGAGTTTTTAGATTTTAAAAAAATAAATAATTCTTTAGGTGATTTAGAAGATCAATTATCAAAACTTCTTGGTGATTAGTATTTATTAATATGAGTAAATTTAAAAATCTTACCGAAAAAAACATGAGGTTCATTTTAAAAAAGATGAATAATGATATTGGTAAATATGGTAAACCAAGAGAATTAGTTTCGGGGGTTAATGAAAAAATAGTTAAAGACATTTTAGACGATATTGGAATGTCGATTGAAACCGAAGATTTTTCATTTATTTATTCGTTATACCGAATGAATCCTAATTATGAAACTGAACCAATTAAAATTCCTGAATTACATACTTACGAAATCACTACAAGAAGATATGCAACAATTAGTGTGAGAGAATATTGGAAAAACACGTTCAAGAGTTATTTAGAAGATGAGGACGATGTTCAAGATTTTGTGGGTTGGTTTGATAATTCAGATTGGTGGGATGGCGATATGATTGACAGAGATGAATATGATGAAGAAACAACTGACACCGATATTGATGAAATAAACAAAATATCTTGATATTTATTTAAAAAAATACAAATGTTTGGAGAATTAAAATCAAAAATAGAAATTTACTTAAGTGAGTCGTATAAAAAGGGAACTTTAAAAGATAACTTATTTATATTTGAGGAGTTAGTGTTAAAAAACAAAAACATATCTAGAATATTTTTTTTGTATGATGAATTATCAACTAAAAAGGGACTTCAAGAAAGTATTGTAAATGAATTTATAAATGAATCAATCACCGCATATGAGAATTTAACTAATAAGGTAAATCCTTATAGTTTAAAAGAAATTAAAATGTGGGTTGGTCACATAAAATGCGAAAACAAATATAAAGAAATAGATAATCTGTTTTCAACCAATGTTTTAACTTTAGAAAGTAAAATTAAAAGTAAAAAAATTATTTGCGAAATTTTAAAAACTAAAGAACAGGAAAAAAAAGAAATTATTAATGTTCCATTGAAGTCAATGTTAAATGTTGCAAATAAAACTGTTGGGAAATTTATTTCCTCATTAAAAGAATCAGAACAAAAAGAACTTAAAAAAATTCTATCAACACCAAAAACACAATTAATTGAAAATTACAATGACACTAAGGATTTGGTTTTAGAAAAGTTAAATGAAAAGAAAGACAATGAAAACGATTCTGATACAATTAATACAATAGACCAAGTTTTATTAAAAATTCAAAAAGAATCTTTTTCAGAATTAAACTATTATCACTTAAAACAACTTAAAGAAAGTCTTTAATCTTTATTTAATTTTAATTTTTGAATATAAATCGCTTTTTTGTTTTTTTCTCTATTAAGTATAGATGGTTTAATATACTCTTTTCTATTTAATAAGATTTCATTTTGATTTGTATTAATTAATTTTCTTTTTAAAAGTTTTAAGGATTTCTCAATACCCCCCTTTTTTACTGTCACAATTAACATATTTTCATTTTATTAAGTTTGTTGATATAACAATAATAATTAATTATAATTATATCAAAATAAACATTAAGTATATGAAGAAAATTTATGAAGAAAGGAAAAACCGCCAAATTAAACGGGTATAGATCATTTAAATCACAATACGGGACAATTGATTCCCAAAATTTAAAATCAATTTTTATAAACATACAAAGTTGGGTAGAACCAAAATATGAGGCTGAAGATTGGAATAGGGTCGTATTAAACATGTCAAGATCCGTTAAACACGCACTTTTAAATAACATAAATAAAGATATTATTGATACTAAATTTATTGTTGATCTTGATTTAAGAACTAGCGGATTACATCTTAAAAAAAAATCATTTATGAATTTAGAGATTAATTTGTTTCTGTTAGAAAAAATGGATTTTAAATCTCCAAAATTAAAAAGAATTGTAAAAAGTTTAATTAAATTAATATATGGGGAAATAATGAATAAAAACAAATATTTTAAATTTTATCTTACTAAAAATGGAAATACAAAAATCATAAAGAAAGAAACTGAAACTATTTAGTATTTATATATAAAATAGATAGATGGAAAACTTAAAAATATTGGGACCAAAAGATTCTGGACGTGGGATTCTTGTTGAGTATGATGCTGGTTATATAGACCCAAATGAACGAAGAAACTTATCTATGATAAGAGAAAATCGAGATATGTTGGATCATTCAAAACCATTTGAGTTTTACGCTGTTTTACAAAAATACAATACCCCAAATAGAAACGGAAGAATTTATCCTGAAAAAATATTAAAAAGGGAAGCTGACAATTATAAAAAAATTATTAATAAAGGAACATCTCTTTCTGAATTAAACCATCCTGAATCTTCTCTAATTGATTTAGATAGGGTTTCTCACATGATCACAGAAATATGGTGGGACGGTCCTGTTTTATTGGGTAAATTAAAATTACTGACAAGTCCAGGATTTCACGAAAGAGGTATTGTATCAACAAAAGGTGATTTAGCGGCAAACTATCTTCGTCAAGGAGTTACATTAGGAATATCTTCTCGTGGTGTTGGGTCATTAAAAAAAGTTGGGGAACAAAATGAAGTTCAGGATGATTTTGAATTAATATGTTTTGATCTTGTATCTTCACCTTCTACACCTGGTGCATACTTATTCACAGATAGAAACGATAGAATGAAATACGAAGAAAATTTAGATGAAGAAAAAAGAATGTCCGTAGAAAGAAATGTTGGGGAGTCTGGTAATAAATCGCTTGACTTAATGAAAAGATTAACTCATTATTTAGATAAATAAAAAAAATTATTATGGACGAAAAGTATTTTATATCAAGAATTACAACCGATGTGGTTGATAATGAAACAGGAAAAGTAAAAAAAATAAAAGAAGAAAAATTAGTAAAAGGGTATAGTCCAACAGATGTTGAGGCTAAAGTTACTAAAATTTTTGAAAATTATTCAATGGATTGGAGAATAACAGCAATTGTTGAATCAAAAATTAATGAGGTTATTGAAAATTAAAATATTTTTAATAAGACAAAAAAGGAAAAAGAAAATAATCTTTTTCCTTTTTTTATGCCTAAAAAATAAAAAATTATTGTTTTTTTAAAAGTTAATGATATTTATTGATGAACTATTATAAAAAATATGAATTATAACAAAAATGTAGTAGAAGACGCTTTATTTCAAATACGAAATTTGGAAGAGACTCTTCAAGAGAACGCAAAAGGAATACTTCAATCTACAATGAGTGAAGAAATCAAACAATTAGTAAAAGAATCTCTTAGAGAACAAGATGAGATTGAAGAACCCGTTGACGATGAGGAAATGGATCCTGAAATGGAAATGGATGATGAAGACATGGAAATGGATGATGAAGACATGGAAATGGATGATGAAGACATGGAAATGGACCCTGAAATGGGAATGGACCCTGAAATGGGAATGGACCCTGAAATGGATGATGAAACTATTGATATGACAGATGCGTCAGACGCGGAAGTTCTTAGAGTTTTTAAAGCTATGGGTGATGAGGATGGAATCGTAATAAAAAAAGAAGGTGGTAATATAAACCTTAAAGACGGTGATAATGAATATATGATTCAATTAGGAGAATCTTACGGTAATAATCGTAATCAACTAATATATGAAATCGAAATGGATGACATGGGTGACATGGGTGACATGGATGACATGGATGACATGGATGACATGGATGATATGGATGACATGGATGATATGGATGATGAAATGGGATTTGAACCAAGAGGTAGAAATAGATTTTCAGACATGGATGACATGGATGATGAAGAAATGGGTTTTGAACCAAGAGGTAGAAATAGATTTTCAGACATGGATGATGATGATGAAGAAACATCATATGAGTTGGAAATAGATGGAGATGATACTGAAGGTATGGGAAGAATGGAATCTATGGAAGGTATGGATAGAAACGAAATTAATGAATACGATAGAGAATTTGTAGAATTTTGTCGTGAAAATCCAGATGACTCATCATGTCCTGGATCATACATGAATGAAATGATGGATGATGATGGTATGGACATGAATTCTGTTGAAGGAGTAATGGAAGCTGTTAAAAAATCTTTAAAATCTTTAAAATCAAAAGGAACTGAAAACCGTAGAGGTCCTAAATTTTCATATGACAAAAAACCTAATATGGGTGGCGGATTTAACGAAAAACGAAAAGAAGCGTTTGGTAAAGGTATTAAAGCTACTGGAACTGGAAAACCAAAATTTGAATATAAGGAAAGTTCAGACATGGGAAAATCGTCTATGGTGAAAAAAGTTGAGACCAAAGAAGCGGCAAGAACTTATGGTAATGGATCTAAAGATGGTAGCCGTGGTTTAAGAAAAGCGAAAACAAACAACAGAAATTATGAATACAGTCCATTTAAAATTTCGGAAAACTATTCAAATAATGAAGTTTATTTATTAAAAGAAAAAAATGAAGAATACAAAGCGGCTCTTGATGTTTTTAGAACAAAATTAAATGAAGTTGCAGTATTTAATTCTAACTTGGCTTACGCTACGAGACTTTTTACCGAACATTCAACAACAAAACAAGAAAAAATAAATATTTTAAGAAGATTTGATAATCTTGAATCTTTAAAAGAATCAAAAAACCTATATAGAACAATTAAAGGTGAATTATCATCTAATGGTTCTACAGGTGAACAAAAAATAAACGAGTCAATTCAAAGAACTGTTAATAAAACTGCTGATACAGGATCTTCAGTTAATTTGATTGAATCAAAAACGTATGAGAATCCACAATTTTTAAGAATGAAGGATTTAATGACAAAAATAAAATAAAATAAACTAAAAAAATAAAAAACCAAAAAAATGGGAGCATTATTAGAATCAGGTCTTGTTGGTAACATCGGGTTAAAACACCTCAAAGTTATCAAAGAAGACACAATTAACAAATGGGATCGTTTAGGATTCCTTGAAGGTCTTAGAGGCCACCTAAAAGAAAACGTTGCACAATTATATGAGAACCAAGCGTCTCACTTAATTAACGAAGCAACATCAGACGGAGCATCTAACGGAGCTTTTGAAACAGTTGTTTTTCCAATCGTAAGAAGAGTATTCTCTAAATTATTGGCTAACGACATCGTATCTGTACAAGCTATGAACTTACCTATTGGTAAATTATTCTATTTTGTGCCTAAAATTCAAGGATACGCTAATTCATCTTCATACGATGCTAATGGAAACTTACAAACTGGATTACAAAACTCTGGTGGTGAACATTACGCTCCTTATGGAGCACCTAACGCGGCTGCAACTCAAACACCAAACAGTGGTTACGGTGATGCAAGTGCAACTAACTTCCCTTACAAAAAAAATCTTTATGATTCATTTTACGAAGGTAATGAGGCTGGTTTAGATCCTCCAGGATTGTTTGATTACTCTAAAGGTAAATGGACCGCAGTTACTGCTTCCACAACTGTACAAGTATGGGCTGGTAGTAGCTTAGTTGATGCATCATTAAATGCTTATTCAGGAAACACAAGAAAAGTTATTATGAAACTTTGTGGTTTTGCAAATGCTGGAACTGGAAAATTAATTGGTCCTGACGGTAGTGAAATTGATACAGAGTCTTTTCTTTCTGATTTAAGAATTTACGGAACCTCAATTATTTCGGGATCTACAACACCTTGTAATATATTTACAAATGCTGCTGGTCAGTATGTTCCTCTATTATTTAGAGTAGTAACTCAAATTTACGGTCAAGGTATTGTTACTCCAACAAGTACTAACACACAAACCGCATTTGGAAACAGTGGTAATGCATATAATACTAACACTGGAAATGGTGGAAGTTATAATGACATCTGTTCTCAAAATGGTTGTATATACTTAGAAGTAGATCTTTCTTGTCCTATATGTGCTGATTGTGACGCAACATCACTTGACGGATACACAGGTAGTACAATCTACTCAGGTACTTCAGGTGGTTCTTTTGTAGCTTTCTATAGAAGATATGCAAACCTTGAGTTTGAAGATGAAATTGGTGAAGTTTCTTTTGACCTTGAGTCAGTTACAGTTTCTGTTACAGAAAGAAAACTAAGAGCACAATGGTCTCCTGAATTGGCACAAGACGTTGCAGCATTCCATAACATTGACGCTGAAGCTGAATTAACAGCATTATTGTCAGAACAAGTGGCTGCTGAGATTGACCGTGAAATTTTACGTGACTTACGTAAAGGTGCAGCTTGGAACCTACGTTGGGATTACAACGGATGGAGAAGAATTGCTAACCAAGCTTCTTATACTCAAAAAGACTGGAACCAAACTTTGATTACTGCAATTAACCAATTGTCAGCACAAATCCACAAATCTACATTAAGAGGTGGAGCTAACTGGATTGTTGTATCTTCTGAAGTTTCAGCTATCTTTGACGATTTAGAATACTTCCACGTATCTAATGCGGCTCCTGATCAAGATCAGTATAACATGGGTATTGAAAGAGTTGGTACATTATCAGGTCGTTACCAAGTTTACCGTGACCCTTACTTCCCAGCTAACCAAGTGTTAGTAGGACACAAAGGAACGTCATTGTTAGACACAGGTTACATCTACGCACCGTACGTACCTCTACAATTAACACCTACAATGTATAACCCGTTCAACTTTACTCCGATCAAAGGAATAATGACGAGATACGCGAAAAAAATGGTAAACAACAGGTTTTATGGCCGCATTACCGTTGATGGTGTTAGAACATTCGATTTAAGAGAATTGAGATAATCAAAATCTTAAAAAATAACACTAAAGGGACAAGAAATTGTCCCTTTTTTTATTTAAATTAAATAACAATTGATTTTTTGGTTGAATGTTGTATATTTATAATTATGAAGAAATATATTCCATCACAAAAAGAAATAGACGATATTCTTAAGATGTATAACGAGGATTTGATTGGGAGTCAAACAATATCAGAAAAATTAGGATTAAACAAACAACAAATATTAAGAATACTTAAAGAAAATGGTGTTATTCTTGGACCATCCGGTAGGAGAAATATTGGCGGTAGAGAAGTTGCCATAAAAAAATATGAATCAAAACCTGAAACAAAAAAAAGAAAAAGTGAAAATCATAAAAATTGGGCGGAAAAAAATAAAGAACATTTAAGTAAATACATTAAAGAATACCGAGAAAATAATGTTGATAAAATTAGGCAAATAAAACGTGATTACGAAAGAAATCGTAAAGCGAGAGATCCCCTCTATAAATTAATCAGTAATTTCAGAACCGCGATATATCAAGTATTAAAGGAGAGTAATGTAGAAAAAAACAAACACTATTTTGACATACTAAAATACACACCTGAACAATTAATAACACATTTAGAATTAAAATTTAAGGATACAATGACTTGGGACAATTACGGTGAGTGGCATGTAGACCATAAATTGCCTATAACTCATTTTAATATTCAAGAAATGGGAGATAGTGAATTTATGAAATGTTGGTCATTAGATAATCTACAACCTATGTGGGGTGATGAAAATATTAAAAAATCTAATAAATTACTTAATTAAAGTCCTAATAGATTTTGATATCACTTCAGATTCACCAATAGTGAACACTCCTTTAGAATGTGCGGATTTAATCGCCTCAATAAGGTAATATAAAGCGTGGTCATTATTCATTGTTGATAGTATTATTTCAAGATGTTCTTCACTTAATAAATCAATGGTTCCAAATAAATTACCATAATTTGTATTTTCTTTTTCCATATTTGAAATATAAGATATTTATAATATATAATCAAATGGATAGACTTAGTAAAATTATAAAAAAAGTAATTAAAGAATCAACTGGAGACAGTAGTGGAGCTAGAGGGTCGTATGTTTCTCCATTACAACCAGGGTTTAGACCATGGGGTGACACTTCATTAAGTCCTTACACAAAATCTGTTTCTGATTATGATAGCCCACTTTTATCATATGATAGTTATGATGGATCTATGGATGAAAGATTAGGTCAGATAAAAAAAATAGAAGCAACCGCAAAAAAAATTACAAATTATATTAAACACCACCCATATTCAACATTTTCTGATGATGATGGAGGTATTATTAACCAATATTCTCAAAACTCAAAAAAAGCTCCACATAAAGAAAAAATGGATCCGTTCACCGAAAAAGTCCCATTTAATGAATGGATTGAGATTTCTGACAAAGGAAATATAAATGAAGATCTTGCCGTTTGGTTTGGTAAAAAGAAGAAACCTAAGGGATCTTCTCAACCAAAAGGACCTTGGGTTGACATTTGTCGTAAAGTTGACGGTAAACATCCTCCCTGTGGACGACAAGATACCTCTAAGGGTTCATACCCTAAATGTAGGGCCGCTGGCGTTGCCGGTAAAATGAGCGATTCAGCAAAAAGATCTGCTTGTCAACGTAAGAGGTCTGCCGAAAAAAATGATACACAATCCGGTAAAGGACAAAAACCTATTATGGTTAGTAATAAATAATCAATAGATTTTTTGGTTGGTAACATTTTAATCAAAATTAGAAACTCGTTCTAAGATATTATGTAGAGAGTTAGTGATTTGTGAATTAACGTCAACCTCATAATTAAGTCTTCTCTTATCTGCCTCAAGATCAAAAATATATGTTAATCTTTCCCAATCCCTATCATGTAGTTTAACATTATAGTTATAAACGTGATTAGTGATCTCAACTCTATGGTCTGTCATTGTTATGAAAATTTTCATATCGTCATTTTTAAGATAACGTTTGTCAGACATTGGGGCTATCATAAATTCAGTATTTTTATGTTGAATTATTTTAAGACATATTTTAAAACATGTCTTTTCATATGATATGATTTTATCCTGATAAGTTGGTACAATACTTGATGATTTTTTTGACCAAATATAAAATTTAATCTTTAATCTACTAAAAAATCTTTTTATTTTGTTTTCCATATAAATATATTGTTTGTTTCTACAAATATATAGATATTATCTGAATAAAAAAATATTTTTAAAAAAAAATTAACAATAATCTCCTGAACAATGTCTTTTACCATCAAGACCTTTGATTTTTCCTTTACAAACTTGGACAGCGTGGCCATTGCTATAAGCACTTGGGTACACGTCATATTTTGCCTTTGCTGATGCCTTACCTCTTGCACAAAGAGGAGTTCCTGTTTTTTTACGACCTTCCATCATGACCATGTCTTCATCATCCATGTTCATCTCCATACCATCTCTTTCCGTCTCATTCATTAAAAAATCAAAGACTTGGTCCATATTGTTTTTTGCTTCTGAAATATGATCTTGTGCCCAATCATGACCATTATCTAAAATAGATTCAACCATGTCTTGATCCATATCTAATAATATTTCACATTGTCTTTTCATTTGTTCTAAATTAGAAAAGAACATATATCTTTGAGATTTTTCTTCGTGTGTTTCTCTAATAACTTTTCTAATAATTTGATTTAAATTTCTCATGTTTAATTATTTAATCCATTTACACCACCTAAAGTAACCGCATTTAATTGAGTCACTTCGGTTCCATAATTATCCGTCCATACTGGATGAGGGGGATTAACAGCTACCACAACGGTTGATCCATCTACCGCATCACAAACTTGAACACATATTATTTGTTCTGTGTAAGCACTTCTTGGGGATTGGTAATCAAAAATATTATTTTCATTATTACAATTTTCACAACCAGTAAAAACTGCGATCGCGGTATAACTTGTAGGTGCGGGATCTCTTACCGGCGACCCAACAGTCCCACATATTACACCGCTTGTTGGTGAACTAAATGAGATTACCTCACCCGGATTTAGGGTAAGTGATCCCTCATCAACCTCAATTTGGTCACCTCCTTGACAAGGAGCCACATAATATAATGTTGCCATAATTTTTTATTATAAATATCTGTTTATTCTACTTTTTCATTTACAATTTGAAAATTTATTTGTTGTTTGTAAACATTAACTTGACCTGAGGTCGTCACTTTAATATCTATAAAATACTGATTAGGTATTTTATCTCTCGTATCAAAGATAAAGTAGTATTCATTTGGGGTTCTATTTAACTCAGTCCAATCTTGAACTGTTACTTCTGTTGTTCCTTCTTTTACATAAACTCTATATTGTCCATCTACGTTTGGAAGTTGTTTATTAGTTGTATAAGCTTGTTTAATTATAACCCCCACTTTTCTAATGTCGGTATTTAAAATCTTTTCATTTTGTTTTATTCCATAATAAGAAAACCCGTATTGTGATGGATCGTTTGTTGATGTTCCAATTTGTATTGATTTTCTAAATGTATAAACAGTAAATTCGTTTATTTGATTTTGTAAACTAAAACCATTTAGTTTTAAATTTGACCAAATATCCGTAAACATACAAGGAGTTTTATATCCAGTTAATGGCGGAATTGTTACTTCATAAACTCCTTTAGTTTTTAAACAAGTTGTTAAATTCTGTAATCCTTGTATTGGTATTCCTCCCGAATCAGAAATAGAAACTAATGGTGTTTCGTCTAAATTTTTAAAATCCCCATCTTCATAGATATATAAATAAAGTTTGTTTACTTTTCCTAAACTAAAATTATTTCTGTCATCATTGATTATATCATCGTAGGTTGTAAGTAGATATGGTTCATAGAATGTTTGTGTGTGTCTTGTAAAAAACCCAACCGAATAATTACCCGTTGTTCCCCTTAAATTCTCTACATCAGGTAAGTATGCGATTCCCCATCCTGTGGATCCAGTAATAGTCCCGTTAAGAATCATATTAATTTCATCTGTCATGTCAAATTCAATATTTTCATTACCAAACTCAAAATGTTGTATATCTAAAATTGTGATAGATGAAAAAGGAACCGAACCTAAATTTAAATTATTATATATTCCTTGTTGTTGCCAATTATTTATTGTTGTTCTTTGAAACCAATTTGATGGTCTTTCTGAATAATCTCTGTTTGGACCTAATGGTTCCCCATAATCATAAAAATCATACCCAACCCCTTCATCCCAATATTGAGGTTGATTATCGTCAAAATCTATTGGTGGTATTCTAAAAAGTATTAAATCAAACGATGTTGCCCTAAGACTACCGTCAGGCATAGATGTATTTAATAATTCTTCATTAAACGATGAGGTGTTTGTCATCTTTAATACGTGTGTGATTTGGGTTGTGCATCCTGTTGATATTACTCCAGTTGCTGATTTTTCTTTTAGAAGTGTTAAATCTAAATCAAAAATAAAACGAGAATAACCGATTGGACTTGAGAGACCACCATCACCATAATAAAGTTGTGTAACAGGATTTCTACCAGTATTAACATAACTATTTAATACGATAGTATTGTTTCTACTAAAATAAGAGTTATTAATTGACATTTACTTTTTATTTATAAATATCAATTAATTCTAATATTTTGATTTAAAATTGAATTATCGGCATCTTGTAGGATTTTGTTTATCTGATCCAACTCCGTACCATCAATTCCTATTGGAATTGGAGCTTCATTTATATTATGAACATGTGATGATAAAAACTTAACAATTAGTGTTAATAGTTTCATTAGTTCATTACCTCTAACCATTGGATCGGTGTTAGGTAACATAACGTCTGTGAAATATGGTTGATTAATGCCATATAAAGTTTCTTTTGGTTGTAGGTTAATTTTTGATTTAGATGGTATGTCTGAATTATGTGATAACATGTAAACAAAATCCGCCGCCAATGTGCTGTAAGAAATAGGTTTAGGGGTATATACTGGTTGTTCCAACAATACGGATTTAAAAGTTAACTGTTCTCCAACAACATTTTCTTGCCAAACTAAAACACTACCAAATTGTTTATCAGATGGTAATAATTTAACTTTTTTAAAGAAACTATTAACCATATTAAAATCTGACGATCCTGAAGACGCCAATTTATCTACATTATTTTTGTTTGGTCTAAAATAAAATGGAAATTGTTTAGTTAATTTAGAACTTGAATCAAACGGATATTGTTCATACCCATCAACATTTATTTTTCCTTTATTAATTCCGTAAATAAATTGATTAATTATTTTTACGCCCTCATCCAATGTTTTTCCTGTAAACTCTAAAGTATATTCAGGACTACTCTTAAAATCATCCAATGTGGTGGTCATATCAATTTCAGTGGTTTTTGTTTGATCTTTGGGTAATAAAGAATATAACATTACATTACCATTATAAAACGTAGATCCTGTAACACCACCACCTGCGGTATTACCTGTTATAATTATTTGATCGGTAATTTCCCATTCAACCAATTTTTTAACCAATTGTGGTAAATTTTCAAAAAATCTTTTTCTAATTGGGTCATTATATTTTTTTTCTAAATCAAACATGGAAATTTGAAGAAACGATCTATTTTGTCTTGGGGTTGGTAAATTAAAATTTGATGTTTGGGTTGTAATGTTTTTTCCCGCCCTAACTAAGACTTCATCTTGTTTAACAATTACATCTGCAGTTCCTCTACCTAAAAGTGAGTTATCACCTGGTTCAGGATATATACCATATGATTGACCTTTATTTTCAAAAGTTACTTTGTCCTTTATGTCGTTTGCCTGTTTTAAAAATTCACCACTGGCTAACATAGACTCTGAATTATGCCAATCTTCAAAATTATTATTTTGAGGTCGTGATATTGGACCTTGAATATAAAATTTTGTGTTGTCTACTTGTTGTTTTTTGTTGTAATAGAATATATGAATGTATTCATCAACTTTTGGAACTTGACTAATATAATAAGGAAGTAACGGTAAATAAATTAATGGATCTTCAGAAGTCCACTCTTTACTAGGGGTCCAATCTTCGGGTAATAACTGAGACTCTACGGCGTCTGCCGCCAACCCCCTAATTCTTCCCAACATCAATGGATCTTGATTATTTAATACGTATCCCTGAAATATTATTTTATCTAAATTCATTTTTTACCGTTCCTATCAGTGTATTCTTTATGTAATAAATTATAGGTATTTTCTAATTTATCTAAATGTTGCGTTAATTTAATTACGTTTTCTTTTGTATAATTAAAATCTTCTTGGATAAAGTCCATTGCCATTTGAAGATCTTTGTTTGATCTTTCCTTATGTTCTTTAATAATTAATAAAATCTCACCTGATTTTATTTTTTTTTCGTTTAGATTAAAAGAATTTTCCATATGCGTCTTTGGGAATTGTTACTCCTGACGGAGTTACTGTTAAAACTCCAACACCAATTGAAACTTTACCATTTTCGGCAATTTCTTTAGAGTTACCATCAATAGTTGCTTTTATTGATGCTAGGAATTTATTAGGGCTTCCGTCAGGCATTGGGCCTGTTGGTACGCCAATTTCTTGTAAGTTTTGTACGGTGTTTAAAAATGATCTAGTTGCAGAGAATCCATCTAAAGATTTTGCCGCCAATAATAAAGGTAATGGAATTTCACCACCAATGCTTGAAATGGAACTTAGTGTTTTACTTACGCCAATATTTAAAAGTTGTAAAAGTTCATCTAACACACTTTTACATTCTCTAAAATCTTTAGTAATATTAATTAAAGATGGTAAAATTGAAACTATAGAAAGTATCATAATATATTTTTTCTTTTGTTTTTCAATTACAATATCTCCCAAAATTAATGAAACCAATATTTTAATTTCTTTTTTTAACTCGTTAAAAATTGCTTTGGTAAAAATGGCAGAAATCTTAGTTAAAACCTCTTTAAAAAAATTTTTAAATAATTTTTGAAAATCTTCAATGTTACTTATGTTTTTCCAAATTGGTTGATTTACCATACCAGCTCCAACCATTACCGGAAGTATTGCTTTTGGGGACAAAACAGTGCTCATAACCGCCTTTATAAATTGCTCAAAAAATCCCTCATCTAATGATAACTTAAAAGCCGGATCTTCGTCTACCACAGGGTATATAATACCAAGAGCATCATTTATTTCATTTACGTCTGAAGTATCCTCAAAAAATTTTAAATTGTCTAACGCATTTAACACCGCATCAACATTTAATGGAACTTTAACATTGTCACATTCCTCAAACTCTACAACCCCTAATTTTATGTCTGAGGTTAGTTGGTCTATAATTCTTAAATCAACATCATTAAATTCATAAAACGATTCATCAATATTATCAATCTCGGAAAGTTTAGATGTTCCCCCAACCTCAATCTCTTTAGAACTATCCGAACATAACCCTAACATTCTTTGCATAATTATCAAAGTTTTTTGAATTGACGATAACTTTAGTTTACCGTCACCTCTACCAAATGAAATGGCTCCAGTTACATAATCAACCAAGTTTGCAAAAAAAGTTTTATAATCTAAAATATCAATTGTACTATAATAGTCATTTAAAAATTCATCAATAGTTGGAAATGTTTGTCTTGGTTTTAAATCAACTTTAAAAAAACTACCTTGTATTGGTTGAACAGTTATAGGATCAATATAACTTTCCACATATGTTATATCAAAAAGATTTTGTTGTGACGTTCCCAAATAATTACTACCAGCAACAGCAGTATAAGGTTGATTTAAATTTTGAGTCCTATCATACAATTGTCTATTCATTGAATACGGAAATGTATTAAATGACATATTTTTTTGTTCATAAAATAATTTACCAATTTTATCATCGGGAGACGATTCAAAAATACCAAACAAATCGACAGATTTTACAGGAATATAATAAGTTAAATTAATCTGATATGATTGTGAATTACTACAAGATAGAACTTTTTTTAACTCATCAATTAGTATGGTTTTAATTTCTGGTTTAATTTTTTTTAAAGAATTTACAAAAACTCTTTTAATTAATGTATCCGTTTCTAACCCACTACCTTTAATTTGTTTTAATTGTTTTATAAGTTCATCTGTTAAAGTTTTTGTGGTTGTTGTATGTTTTTTTCTCCCTTTAACAAATTTATCAATAGGTTGTTTTAGTTTTTTATTATTCAACTCCTGTGAGTCACCAGATTTTTTTTTTAATTCGTTATAATCTTTTTTATATTCACTATAAGTCTTATAAACATTTGTTTTTTCAGTAGATTTTTTTAATTCGTTATTTATGTCAACAGCCATTTTTTAATTATTTATTCATTTTATAAGTATTATCTTTTTCAATATCTTTTTTTAATAAATTTTTAAAAGTTTCATCTTCAAGATCCAAATCTGACAAAGTAAAATTATCTTCTTGTTTATCCTGAGATTTTTGCCAAATCTGAGCTTGTAGTTTTGATAACGATAGTTTTTTCTCAACACAATCATTAATAATTTTTTGTTGTTTTTCAATAACAGGACCAATAAGAGTCATATCTTCTGGTTCTTTCATCATTGTTAACATCTTGTTTTGTATTCTAATTGCAGTGTTTCTTTGTTCTACAAGCTCATTATAGATCTCTTGCATCAAAGATAACATTGATTCCTTAGTTAAATTAATTTCTTTTTTTTGTGGTCTAGCCATATCATTAATGTTTAAGTAATTCTTGAACTAACTCAAAATACATTTTTTTGTATTTTTTTATTGAGTTTCGTATTTCTTTTGTTGATAAATTTGTCATTTCTCTTAACTCAAATAAAATAATATTTTTATTAAATTTATTATTGTTTGTTTCCGGAAAAAACGTATCATAATTTTCAAAAAGATCATAAATGGCTGACCCTATTTTTTTTTCTTGTTCGTCAGATGTTATTTTATCTAAATCATTTTTAAGTATTTGTAAAAATTTTTTAATTACATGTTCAGATTTTAAATCATCATTATCTATCAAATAAGACATTTCTGGTCTATTACACAAATCAGATGATATATCTTCATATGATATTTTTCTATTCATTTCTTTTTGATCCTTCATAATTTGACCCATTAGGTAATTTTTACAAATTGTTCCAAAGTAAGAATATGCCTTTTTTTCTTTTGATGGTTTAAATTTTTCAATTTTTGTCATTAAAAAAGAATGTGTGTCTGTGTGTATTTCTTCAAAAGTCATATTTTTTCTATATAACTTATACCTTCTTATTATTGAAGATATCATTTTATCTAAAGGATGTCTTAAAAACTCATTATATATTTTATTTCTTTCTTCTTGAGATTCTGTAATTAAAAAAAGTCTAACTGCGCTCTCTTCTCTTTCATCAAAATAATTATTTACTGTTGGTTTTCTACCTTTCTTTTTTTTTTCTAAAATTATGTTTGTTTCGTCTATAGACATTAAATTTCTTGGGGTTCGTATTTTATTTCTCGTTCGTTAGTGTATGAACACTCTTTTTTTGCGGAATCAATCCAAAACTTTGCCTCATCCTGACTTATTCTATCCTCACCATTTTTATAATTCCAAAAAATAGATCCCTC